GAAGTTAAGGTACCAAAATGCTTGCGATTCACTGTTTCGTGAGTCAGTAACCCCCAAGGATGCAATTGTTGGTAGTTTTGTTAAGGTAGAGAAAATAAATTTTAGTGCTAAAGTAGATCCATGCCCTAGGGTCATACAACCAAGAAGCTTCAGGTATTCAGCAGCTCTGGGTATGCAGATTAAACACGTTGAGAAACCCCTATTTAAATTGATCAATGATATTTTTGGGGGACCTACAGTGCTAAAGGGGTATGATTGTGTTGAGAGTGCTAAACATTTACGTAGAATGTGGGATGAATTTTCCAACCCTGTTGGGGTTGGAATGGATGCAAGTCGGTTTGATCAACATTGCTCAAAAGAAGCATTAAAGTGGGAACATGATGTTTGGGCGAGTCTCTGTGCGGATTCAAAATACACGAGATACTTGTTGGATATGCAATTGGTGAACATTGGTAAGGCCTACCTAAACGATGGTGTAATTAGGTATAAAACCAATGGTTGCCGTATGTCGGGGGACATGAATACAAGCAGTGGTAATTGTTTGTTAATGTGCGCAATGGTATACAATTTTTGTGTCTCCCATGGCATAACACACTTTCGATTGGCCAATAACGGTGATGATTGTATGTTGATTATTGAACGCAAAGATCTCGATAAAACTCGACACGTACAGAACTGGTTCAGCAAGTTAGGCTATAACATGAAAGTTGAGGAGCCCGTACACGAATTTGAAGAGGTTAGCTTTTGTCAAACCCAACCCTGTTGGGACGGCATTGGTTGGAGAATGGTGCGGGACCCTAGAGTGGCGTTAAGCAAGGACCTAACGAGCACATTACATCTTGACAATGAACGCACTAAGAAACTGTGGCTAAATGCGATGCACCATGGTGGAAAAGCTTTAACGGCTGGCATACCTGTTTACAGTTCCTTTTATGATATGTTTCCTACAACCGACTTGAAAATGGGCGTGAATGAGACAACCTTAGTTGATTTCCAACAGAGTGGATTTTCACGTATGATTCCAAAAGTCAATAAAGCTGGGGAGGTTACACCACAGTCTCGATTTTCATTTTGGAAGGCTTTTGGAATTTTGCCAGATACTCAGGAATTGTTGGAAGGTAGGTTTAAGGCTATAAATTTATCCCAGTGTCCCATAACATCTCAACAGGAGTATAGCGAGTTGTCACTTCTGGTTGAAAACAAATAAACACATAACTACCTGGCCTGACCAGCCATCATAGATTATTATATATATTTAATTATAACATTAGCTGTTTCCAAACTATTTGTTTTACTTTATTATTTATTAAAATATGGCACCACAAAACGCCCAGAAAGCACAGAAGCTGTTGAGGAAAGTAGTTAAGGAGGCAATACCCGAAGCAGACACTATGCTGGATGCTCTAGAGAAGATGAAACGTTTATTCAACGAGAAGCAGAGAGAGAAGGCTGCCAAGAAAGGATACTCAAAAGAACAAATTAAAATTGGTGGCCAACAAGCTGCAGTGATTAAGTTTAATCAAGCACGTGGACTATATAATTTTAATTCCAATGGGTCACAGTTTGTTGTTGAAAGGACTGAACCCTGCTTAGCGGTTGTAGCCAGCTCCACGGCGGGTAACTTTAATCTCCAACAGATCAAGATCTTTCCCATGAGTGGGTCATTTCGTTGGTTGGGCAATATGGCTAATTCTTTTACATCTTATCAAATCCAGCGTATGGAGGTTACTTACATTCCTTCAGTACCTACTACAGCCACTGGTGCAGTCTCACTAAGCTTCCAAGAGGATTTTCGAGACAATGCACCTGAAAACATTGAAGATATGCTACTCTCTGAACAGGCTCTATATGCTCCAGTTTATGGTGGTACAGATGGTGGTAGGTATTTGCAACAATTTGGGTCACCTGATGGAAATGTTGTATCATTTGAAGTACCCAAACATGCGTACACTACAGGTAATGGTGTTGCTCGAACTTTTAAAGTTACCACCAACACCAACTTTGAAGCCGTTTTGGCATCTGGTGAGGGTGGGGTTGCTGCATCACGAGAGTTGTCTCCTGGACGGGTCTGGATTGGTACTAAGGGTGCAACAGCAGCTTCTCAAAATCTTGGGCAAATATTCATACGTTATAGGATCAAACTATTTGGAGCTATAGCTTTTGGACTCCAACAGTGATTGAAACGAAATTATCTGGAGGTCGTTTCACCAGGAAAAACATTAGGTAAATAGCATAAAACTCACAGTCAGCTCTGTTTGGCGGTGCTACAATGCGGTAGGGACACTATGGTGGCTCCACTTTGGTCGGTGGTAGTCTATTCCTTCTTGAGCTTGCTCTTGTGCCATAGGACGTATTGGAAACACTAGAATTGGGTTG